GGGGTCCTCCTACGTGCTGCGGGTCTCACGCGGCGGCCGGCGCTTGCGCACCGTCTTCTCCGACGCGACGGCGGAAGACTCCGGGGTCTCGGGCTGGGTGACTGACCCGTGGCCCGTATCCGACTGCTCACCAGCGTGTCGGGGCGGGGCTTCGCCTGGGGGCCGGGTGAGGTCGTTGACCTGCCCGGCCCTGAGGCCTCCGCGTGGGCCGACGGGGTCCGCGCCGTCCTCGTCCGCGATACCCAGCCCGAGACCCCGGAGTCTTCCGCCGTCGCGTCGGAGAAGACGGTGCGCAAGCGCCGGCCGCCGCGTGAGACCCGCAGCACGTAGGAGGACCCCGTGGCACTCCTGACCCTCGCCGAGGCGAAAGCGCAGCTTGATATCGAGACCACCAGCCACGATACCGAGTTGCAGGTGTACGTGGATTCGCTCGCCTCGGTGATCGAGGCGTACGTGGGTGCGGTCGAGGTCCGGGAGGTCACTGAGACTGTCGACGGGTCGGGCCCGTTGCTGGCCCTGCGCACCACCCCGGTCGTCGCCCTGACGTCGCTGACCCCGGTCCTCGAAGGACGGACAACCCCGGACGTGGCGCGGCTGGTGGTCGACGGTCCGTCCTGCGGTGTAGACCACCGACGATCAAGCTGGCCGCGCTGATCCTGCTGCAACACCTCTGGCGCACCCAGTACGGGGCGTCTCGCGCCCTTTCGTCGGTTGGCGGAGGTGACGACTTCTCGGTGTCCGACCCAGCCCCGGGCTGGGGCTACGCCGTGCCCAACCGGGTGCTCCAGCTCCTGGAGCCGTTCAAGATCGGGCCGGGAATCGCATGAGTACCTCAGCCGTACCGTCCGCCGTAGACGCGCTCCTCGCCCTGCTCCGTGCCTCGTCGTCGCTCGCGGATGTGCGAATCGTCGACGGGCCCGAGCCGACCAACCTCACCGATCGCCGGTTGCTGTTCATCGGGTGGGCGCCCGGGTCGGACGCCGCGGTCGACATGGTGCAGGACTTCGCCAACGCGGGTGCCCGGCGCAGGGACGAGGACTTCCGAATCGCCTGCTACGCCGAGGCCCGCGCAGGCGACAAGGACATGGCCCTCCGCCGTCACGCCGTCTACGAGATCGTCGCCGCGGTCGAGGACGCACTCCGCGCCACCGACGTACAGCCGGACGCGCCGACGCTCGGCGGGACGGTGCAGTGGGCGCACCTCACCACCGGGAACCTCCAGCAGATCCAAGCCGAGGGCGCCGTGGCCGGCCTCAGCTTCGTCATCACCTGCCACGCCCGTATCTGACAGAGGAGAACAGCCATGGCGCGAGTGCGCTACATCGGCCCGGAGCCGGTCACCGTGCCGGAGCTGGGTGACCGATCGGTCGAGCCTGACGAGGTGGTCGAGGTCCCCGACCCGCGGTTCGACGGGTACGTCTGCCAGACCACAACGTGGGAGGCGGTCGAGGAACCGCGGGACGAGACGCCCGCCCCGCTGAAGAAAATCGCGGCCCGGCCGCAGAGGGAGAGCTGACCTATGGCGATCGGATCAGGGCTCGGCGCGCAGCTGGGCATCGCACCCGAGACGACGTACGGCACCTACGTGGCCCCGACGAAGTTCGTGGAATTCACGAAGGAATCGCTGGTCCTCAAGAAGACGACGGCGCAGTCCTCCGGGATCGCGGCCGGCCGTCTGCTGCCGCTGTCCTCACGGCGCGTGGTCACCCAGCGGGAGGCCGCCGGGTCGGTCGAGATGGAGGTGACGAACAAGGGCATGGGGCTGCTGCTCCAGGCCCTCATGGGGACGACCGTGTCCCCGGTGCAGCAGGCCGCCACCGCGGCGTACCTGCAGACCCACCTCCTCGCGGACTCCGTCGGCAAGTCGCTGACGATCCAGAAGGGCGTGCCGCTCACCACCGGCGTCGTGACCAGGAAGAACTTCCTTGGGTGCAAGGTCGTCGCCGCGGAGTTCTCGTGCGAGGTCGGGGGGATGCTCACCGCGTCGTTTGAGATCGACTCGAAGGACTGCGAAGAGACGTCCGTCCTCGCGGTCGCCACGTACCCGAGCATGTCGCCGTTCCACTTCGGCCAGATGGCTGTACGGACGGGCGCCTTCGCATCGGAGACGGCCCGGGATGGCATCCGCAAGATGTCCCTCAAGATCGAGCGGCCGATGGCAACGGACAGGTTCTACGCGAACAGCAGCGCCCTGAAAAAGGAGCCCATCAGCAACGACCAGGTGAAGGTGACCGGCAGCATCGAGGGCGACTATGTCGACACGCTGCTTGATGACCTCCACACCAGCGACGCAGCGACCTCGCTGGTGTGGGACTTCGTCGGCCCGGTCATCGCTGGGGTCCACAACGAGCGGATCACGTTCAAGCTGCCCGCGATCCGCTTCGACGACGCACCTCCGGTCGTCGACGGGTTCGACGTGATCAAGCCGAAGCTCGGCTTCACGGGGCTGCACGACGGGACCAACCCGATCGCGATCGAGTACATGTCGACCGACATCACCCTGTAGCCGTGGCGTCCGGATCAGTGCAGATCCTCGGGACCGGCCAACTGGTGCAGCTGCAACGGCGCCTCCGGGCGGCCGGCCACGAGAACATCCGCAGCAGCATGCAGCGGCGTATCCGGCGGGCGGCCGAGCCGCTGAAAGCCGAACTTCAGCAGACGATGCGGTCGTTGCCGATCCGCAGTGATCCCCGCAGACCGGGGAAGCGCGGCGGGCCCTCGCCGACCACCAGGCCGTTGCGGGCCACCCTCGCAAGCGCTGTACGGATCAGCGTCCGCACCGCTGGCAGTCCCGGCGCCCGGGTGTGGATCGACAGGGCGTCCCTGCCACGCGACCTCCGCAACATGCCCACCGTGATGAACGAGGGCCGCATCCGTCACCCCGTGTTCGGCAACCGCCGCCGCTGGGCCACCCAGTGGACCGACCGGGGCTGGTGGGACAAGACCGTGCAGCGGCACACCCCGCGCATGCAAGCCGAGGTCGCCCGCGTCGTCGACGACGTGCGCAACCGACTCACCTAAAACTGGAGCACACGTTGATCGTCATTTACACCCCCGACGGCGGAGAGCCCGAGCAGTACGACGCGCGGTCGCTGCTCTCCTCGGAAGCGTCCATCGTGGAACGCGCCATCGACATGAAGTGGCCGGAGATCAAGGACGGGCTGAGGGACGAGGACCTCAACTCGATGCGCGGGATCGTCTGGATTCTGAAGAAGCGGCATAACCCGACGCTGCGGTTCGGCGACTTCGACCCCGGGGTGGACGAGATGGTCACCCGCTTCGACCGGCGGGAGATCGAGGAGTACGTGGCCAACGCGCAGGAGGTCGTGTCCGCGAACCCCGACGCGACCGGCGCGGACATCGCCGAGGCCCTGTCCGGGCTGGAGGTCACGGCGGCCGACCCGGAGCACGCGCTGGCTGTCATCCAGGCCGTGGCCGACGGCCCAAAAGCGCCGGGCCCCGAGGACGAGCCGGGGACCGAAGAGACTCACCCCCCGACATTGCCGAGCAGCGAGACGAGTACCTCGGGCTCTTCGCCCACCTTCTCCACCTGACCCCGGCCGACGTCGACTGGCGTGGCTCAAGACCCACGAGGCGCAGAACGCCGAGTGACAACTGAAGAGGCGGTGACCTGGTGGCTGACTCCCGCCTGAACTTCATCCTGTCCGGCAGCGACCGACTGTCGCGCGTCTTCGACGGGGCGGGGGACGCGGCGAACCGTCTGCACCGCCGCATCAGCGCAGCCACCACGAACAGCAGCTCCGCCATCAACCGGTTCACCGCCAACACCAGCACTCGTCTGGCTCGGCTGGACCGGGACACCGATGCGTCCGGCAAGTTCGTCGAGACGCTCGGCAAGTCGCTGATCTCCCTCGCTCCTGCGGCGATCCCCGCCGCTGCGGCGATGGCCCCGCTCTCGGCAGCGACCGCGGCGGCCGGTGTCGCAGCAGGCGTGTACGCGCTCGCGCTGGGACCGCAGATCGCGGCGCTGGGTGAGGCGGCCGAGGCGGAGCAGGCGTATGAGGACGCGGTCGAGAAGTCCGGGGCTACGTCGCAAGAAGCCATCGGCGCGCAGGTGGAGTACGCGCGGGTGATGGCGCAACTCCCGCCGGAGACGCGGCGTGCGGCAGCTCAGCTGTCGGTCCTGAAGGACACGTACAAGGAGTGGTCCGACGGCTTGGCCAAGGACACGATGACCCCAGTGACCAAGGGGTTGTCGCTGTTCACAGCGTTGCTGCCCAAGACCACGGGGCTCGTGCGGGGGACGTCGGGCGAGCTGGACCGGATGGTGACCATCGCGGGCGGCGCGATGAACACCCCCGGGTTCGACCGCATGGTGGGTAAGTTCGGAAACTTCGCCGTGGGCACCCTCCGCAAGGTCAACGACGCGCTGATCTCGCTGATCCGGAATGGCGACACCGGCAAGGTCGGGGCGAACGTCCAGGAGTTCATGGACTTTGCCGCAGCACAAGGGCCGGTCGTGCGGGACACCCTCCTGAACGTGGGCCGCGCGCTGCTGAACGTGCTGCGCGCTGGCGCGGACACCGGGGTGGGGCTCCTCCAGCTCGTCAACGTGCTCTCCAGCATCGTCGCCGCAGTACCGCCCGGGGCCATCGCAATGTTCCTTCAGCTCGCCATCGCGATGAAGGTCGTGAGGCTCGCCGCGCTCGGGTTCGCCGCGGCCCGTACGGCGATGGCCGGGTTCGGTGCGTCGCTGGTGGCGATGCAGGTTGCTGCGGCCGGCGCCCCGGGTCGGCTCGCCGCGGTGACGGCCGCGATCGGTGGTCTGTCCCGAGGGGCCAAACTCGCGCTGGCCGGTGCGGGTAT